TTTTCTATTTCAACTATATATATTTCATTCACTTTTCTATTTTCTTCTTTCTTTTCTTTTACATTAACTCTATATCTTTCTTTATGATATTGTTTAATTTTTTCTTTATTATCTTCATAATAAGTTTTTCTATATTCATTGTAATAATCCTTGTTATTAGTTCTATATTCTTTACTATATTTTTTAAACTTATCTTTATTATTATTATAATATTCTTGACTATATTCTTTATAATAATCTATATTTTCTAATCTCCATTCTTCATGTGTTCTACCTGGAATATTTTTATTTATACATTCGTTATTTTTTATATATTCACCTTCTTTTTTATCTAACTCTTTTCTATTATTACATGGATAAGCTTCGACAAGTTCAATTACTGCATCATCACATTCTAATACATCATTTACTGATACATAATTAGTTTTTCCATCTTTATAGTATTTATATTTTCTAATATGGTTTATTAATCTTTTTTGTAAATCATGGGTTGTACTTCCATAGTATATTATATTTTTAGATGGGCTAAAAACTTTATAAATTTTACTTTGCGAATAATCACACATTATATTATACTAGATATTTTTTTTAAACATTTTTTATTTTAAAAATAATATCTATGATCTACATATAGGACATTTATTTAAGTTGTGACCACAGAAAGCGTGCCAATAATGACCACAAACTGCAACAGAAAAGCAATGTTTACATTCAATAAGTTCTAAACAAATAGGACAAGTAGTTTCTATTTTATCTTTCTTTAATGAATTATAAACTAAATCTCGTAAATATGATTTACAAATTACTAAACCATTATTATTTTTATTTGTCATTATATTATACTATAATAGTTTTTATTCTATTTCTGCATTTGAACATTCAAATCTACCATTTGGTTTAGGAGTCAATACTATATCTTCATCTAGATTTATATCTATTAATTTATCACCTTTAACTTTTGCTAATGTACTACTTGACTCTATAAGCTTTGTATATATATTATATGATTTCTCAAGATAATCTTTAGCTGGTATTGGTCTATTATTTTTATCTAATGTTAATGTTTTAAATATATCTACTGATAATAAATAATAATCCCTTTGACTGATCAAATCATTTTCAAGTCGTTTCTGTATTCCAAAATATAATTCAATACTTCCAATGATACCACATGTTAAAGCGATTAATGATGTTGTTAAACTTATGGCTCCCTGGTTAGCGTATGGTTGTAATCCAACTGATATAATACTATTTACTCCATTCAATACTATAACAGGTAATCTATACCATTTAAGATTTGCTTTTAATTCGAAATATCTTTGTTTGTGTAGCTTACTTAATATAACACAATTTATTCTTATATTGTTTAATATTAAATCTATATCATCAGTCCAAGTAGTCATATATATATATATATTATATTTTAATCATCATAAAAAGTAGTAAAATCATAATTTAGAGTATCCATATCATAACCACCAATAACATATCTATACCATCCTATATTATTAGCAAAAACATATGTTCCTGCTCCAACATCTTGTCTAAACCCCTGTGTGCCTATCGCCCAAGCACCAGCACTTCCTAAACCAACATATAAATAACTTTCAGTTGTAGGCAAACTTACAGCGAAAGTGTTATTTGATGGAAAAGTTGCTTGGTTTACTATAAAACCAGCGTCTGTTTTAACACTTATAACTACATTAGACCCTGCACCTGAAGTTCTTGTAAATACTAAATTACCACTCCACCCAGCAACAGGACCAGCGTTTTCTAATGCTGTAATGCGTGTATCAAAATCTGCTAATTTTGTTTGTAATGCTAAACTTAATTTTGCTTCTGTAATAGTTCCATCTGCTATATTAGCATTTGTAATAGTTCCAGTAGCTATATCTGAGCCTGTTATAGTTCCATTTATAATATGAGTATTATTAATACTATTAATTTCTAAATCTTCTACTGAAGAAGTTGTTACATAATCACTTGATGAAAAAGGTGGTGCCATTATATATATATATTATATTATATTATATTATGGATGTTCTAAATTATAAATTCTTGTTTCATATTCTGATAATTTTGTTTGTAATGCTGCTACTAATTTTGATTCTGTAATAGTTGATGTTTGTATATTAGCATCTGTGATAGTTGTAGCAGCTATATCTGTGCCTGTTATAGTTCCATTTATTATATTAGAACTACTAACTGAATTTTCTGTTAAACCTCCTGAAGAAATTGTTACTAGGTAATCACTTGAAGAAAAAGGTGGTGCCATTATATATATATATTTATATATTAATATTTATCTTAAATTTCCTAAAACATTTATATTATCTTGAAAGAAGTTACTAGCAATTGGTAATATATTATCTAAATCTGTAGGTCTATTACTATCATATACTAAACCTTTTAATTGATTACGTGCATAACCTGAAGGCGCTTGTATACCAGCATTTCTATCACTTTCAACTTTACCCATAATAACAGCATCAAGTTCAGATTTTATAGGCATGACCATCATAGTAGATGATCTATTAAATGTTTTATCAAACATTGCAATCGGTTTATCTTGTGCTTGTCTAAGTTTATCATGTATAGAATCAATACCCATCGAGTTATAATCAGTATTTGTTAACATTCCACCCTCAGCATTTAAATCATAGTAAGTAGGTTCTTTAGCCCCTTTTTTAAAATTAAGACCATTATACATTCCTATCGAATCAACCATATATAATAATATATATATATTATTTTTAGAGTAAAAAATATTATATAATATTTAAACAATTACTTCTAATTGACGACCAGCACCAACTCTTAATTCAGATGTGCATTCAGCGAACATTGTGACATTGCATTCATCTACACCAACAGTATTTAACGAGCATGAAGAGGAAACACCACGGCAATCAAGACCAGAAGCAAGACGAGAGTAATCAGAGTCAGGTAAGCAAAATCTGAAGCATTGGACGAAATAATTCATCTTGTATTGGTGAAGAGATATCTTATGATTTTTATCATAATAGTCAAGCGAGTTCATAGACATAGCATAAGCTTCAGGAGCAGTTAAAGGATATGATGGAACGTTAGCGCTATTAATCTGTAATTGATATGTGGATCTAGTAGTAACTGCAGCTTTCTTTTCAATGAAATTAAAATAGAATGGTTTGTATTTTTCAGCATTGGTATTTAATACACCACCAAAATCATATTCTGGTACACCAATATCAAAATTAGTAGCATTATCATTAGCAGCAGCAATAGAAACAAAACTACCAGCTACTTTATGACCTTTAATTCTAACTGGAGCTGCTTTAGTAGCATAATTTTTATCACGGTATACAATCCAAAGTCTATCCCATGAGGCAGAGTTAACATTAAAACGAGTAGTGTTTGTATGATTATTAGTAAACGAAAAATAATTTTTAAATGGTATAGATAAATAACCTACTTGAGCTACACGTTGTTCAACAATAGTATCAATAACATTAGTAGCTAAAGATAATACTTCAACCTGCATAGTCAGATTAGATACAGTATATGTTGGTGTACCACCACCACTTAAATCAAAACCACCAGTACCAACAATAGTATTAGCAGCTATTAAAGTAGGTAAAGCACGACTACCTGAAACAGAACAAACAGTAGCATCAGCTAAAGCAATCTCAATTACAATAGTAGAAACTAATCCAGTATCCATAATAGATGGTTCAATTGAACCTAAGAAACCTTCAAAGTTATCAATACAGAAAAAATATGTTCCATCTGAATCAGTTACAGTTGCACCTGATAAATCAGTAATAACTTCACCTCCTCCATCAGCTGTATAACTAGCAACAGTAGTTTGTCCAACATGATAATTAATTTTACGAATCATTTCAGGATGAGATAATGTACCACATTTATAACCTTGAAGTGCTGCTTTACCATGAACTAAGGTATTATATCCATTGAAACCATTAGCAACTAAAACACCACCAATATATACAGATACACGTTCAATTAAAGACGAAATATCATTTGGTAAAGATACACCTGTACCAGTTGCTGTTGCATTGAATAAGAGACGAATAGAACGGAAATTGAGAAGAGTATTAGATGGTAATTCAAAACGAATTAAATTATTTGGTCCAACGCTTGATGTTGTTTGAGGATTAACTTTAAAATGCGATGTAGACACTCCCTGAAGACGGGACATGAAGAACGATAAATTAGAAGGTAGAACGGAAGCCATTATATATAATAATAATAGGAAATAATTTAAAATAAAAAAATCTATAGTCTTTTATATTATTTTTATATTATTTTTATACACCATATTTAGGCATACCATAATCTTGAAAAGTTAATACACCATTTTGTGCTTTTCTTGCTGGTAATGGTAAAGGTAAAGCTGGTGTTTCTAATCTTGCAGGATTAGACATTTTTATTATATCAACTCTAAGTACAGCAGTAAAAAATAAATTTCCTAATGAACTTTGTAATTGAGAAGCAAAACCAGAATTAAGTGCATATCCTCTTCCTGTTAAATTTAATCTATTTTTTTCAAGTGTTGCATCTTGAATAGTATCATATCCTGCAGCTGTTCCACCTCCATTATTGAAACCAGGATTTGCTGCTGTGTCATTACTTCTATGTCTACCTAATTCTCTATTTTTAGAATCTGTTAAATAGAATTCTAATGATGATATTTTCTTTTGTTGTAAATTAATAAAATATTCATCACCTGCACTATTATCATATGTTATAAATTCAACATTTCTTTTAAGTTTTGCTAAAATATCAGATGAAGTAATATCACTTGTATTACTAGAAGTAAGAGCATCAGATAATACTGTCATTTCTAAACCTCCACTCTGTTGTGATTTACATCTTAAATAAACATATGGGTCTGTCATTCTTTGCATTGGAAAATAACCACGAACTCTAATACGTGAAGCTGCATTAGCTGCATCTTGATAATTACCAGAACCATCTGTAAGATGATAATTACTTGTTAAATTAACTTTAAAACTATTAAAACTTATATCAGAAGTTGTATCTTGTCTTAATCCTCCTAATATACAATAATTATCTCCTTGTGATCCTAAACATTGAATGTGAAGAGCGTTTATTCCATGTATAATAGGTGCACCAGCACTACCATCTATTATTTGATATGTAATATCTAATAATCTATTACCTGTATTACCTAAACCTAACGAGGTTGGTTTAACTTTTGTTGTTGTAGCTGTAAATGGTGCTACTATATTTCCACTTGCATCTGGTGTTGGTAAATTATAATTTAATTGAGTTTGAACATCATACGGAAGAAAACCAGGAACAACAACATTTTTAATATCTAATACTAAAACTCTATTATTTGCAGATGTTTTTTCTTTAATAACATTACCTATAATATTAGCAAAATCAATAGCTATATCACCTACATTAGAATAATTTTTTCTTGTTAAATCTCTTACAATTGGAGTAACTGGTGATGATGTTAATTCACATCTTGTTGTAAATCTACTGTTATTATCATCAATATGATATAAATTATTAAACATTTCAAAATTAGTTAATGTCATTTTAATCATCTCACCATCATTAGCAATAATAGATGAACCTTCTAAATGAATTTTTACATTATCGCCTCTACTAGCACTATCACCTATAACTGTTGCTCTTTCTGTATCTATAAATAAATTAAAACTATTTACGACTTGTTGATCGGCAAAGCGTCCATTTGAACCCATATTATATATATATACATAATATATATATAATATTTCTAAATATTTATTCTGTTGTAATAATTATTGGTTCATGAGGTTTAACTAAATCTAATTCTTCTTGTAGTGTGCTATATCTTTCTTTATATTTGAATGTTTCAAGACATTTCTCTTTTAAAATATCTATTTCTTCTTGACTTGTATTCATACACATATCATATACTAATTCAGCATAATATTTATTGACATCAGGATATATTATACTTAAATTATGTAATGCTAATTTCTTTTCTGCGAGTTGGTCTTCTGTATAGTTAAAAACATTAGTGTGTTTAGTTCTCTCAAGTCCGTTAACTTCCATATCTATATATAATATATTACTAAATATTTTTTATATAAAATTAATTTAATCATAATGCGAATCATAATGTGGGGGTAAATGTTCTTCTATTGCTTTATTAAGTTCTATATCATAATAATGAGTTAAGTCAGCTGGTGTTGGTGCATATGCTGGTGCTGGTGCTGGTGCAGGTGCTGGTGCTGGTGCTGGTGCTGGTGTTGATGCTGTTGCTGGTGTTGACTTTATTTTAATTGCTTCATCCATAATCATGGATGTTATTGAATTTTTATTTGTTCGTTTTGATATGATATTTTTTAGAGTTTCTATTTGTGTTTGGTCTAATGATATTTTTTTTAATACCTTTTCCATATTTTCTTTTTGTAGTTTTGTTAGTGTTGCTGCTGGTGCTGCTGTTGGTGCTGCTGCTGGTGCTGCTGCTGGAGCTGCTGCTGGTGCCTGTGCTGGTGCTTGTGCTGGTGCTTGTGGTGGTGCTTGTGCTGGTGCTTGTGCTGGTGGTAGTGCTTGTGCTGGTGCCTGAGCTGGTGTTAATATATTTTTTATTTCAGCATCGATTTCAGCTTGTGTTGGTTTTGGATTTGACGATAAAGCATTTTGTAAAGTTGTAAGTTGTGTGGCGTCAAACCCAGCTTTTTGTGCTGCCTTTTGTATTTTTATTTGTATAGAAGTACCTCCTAATTGTATTAATTGTGATGTTTGTGTTTTTATTTTATTTGCTTCCTCTTGAATCTT